ACGCAGTCGGGAAGACTGGCGCAAAGATTAGCGAGCTGATCGGCATCCTATGGGGTGACGGGAAGGGCCCGCTTGCCGTCGCCGTGCAGGGCATCGGCAACCTGCTTGGCTTTGCAGGCAAGATCATTGCCAACCTCATCGGCTTTATCGGGGAAGCCATCGGCGCAGTCATCAGCGTCAGCAAGGCAATCATGGACTCGCCAATTGGCTGGGTAATCCAGCAGATTGCTGGCTTCATCGGCGGCGTTGTTGGCGGCGTCGGCGGCGCTCTTGGAATCACACCACCAGCCAACTCTGGGACGGGCGTATCAGCCAACCCAATGGACGCCAAGTACACGATCAACATCGGGGGCAAGGACGTTGACGGCGTGGTCAAGGATTCTCTCGGGCGCATCGTCACCACCACCACACCGGGGCGCTAACTCGTGGCGACGCATCCGTTCGCCATCATCGTGGACGGCGTCAACAGCGGCGCCAACATCCTTGACGACTATTCAACCGCCAGCCCAACAACGCCATGGGTTGACCCTGAGAGCGTTAGCCTGACGCAAGATGCCAACGGCGAAGGCGGCGCTCTCTCGTTCGACGTGGTGCAGGTGAAGACTCCAGCGGGCGGGCCATGGTGGAAGTCAGGCAGCGTGTATGACAATGCGCGCGTGCGCTTTCAGGTCAGTGGGACGACGACCTTCTTGGGATACATCACCAGCATCACCGCCGAGCTGGCAGAGAACGGGCTCGGCACGCGCGCCAGCGTGACCGCTGCAGCGGCGTCATCGTTCATGGAGAAGATCATCGTCTACAAGGGGCGACTGGTGACGGGCACGAAGAGCGACTTCACGGGCAACTTCTTGATCGGCTCAGGCAGCACCACGGATCAAGCCAACGTGACGCAACTCGTTGCCAAGGCAGACGCCGCAATGGCGTTCAGCGGCGGCACCAGCGGGCGCACCGCCAACCGCCTGATCGTCAACACGAACACCACGCCCGCCTACACGGGGACAGACGTCCCAGTCGGGCAGTTGCTCATGGTGCCGGGCACGCTGCGCGCGTGTCTTGACACCATCAAGCAGGCAGCCGAAGCCATCGACGGTGAAGAGCGCCGCTTCTGGGTGGCGCCGAGTGGGCGCATCAACTACGCCCGACTCGGAAGCGCCGTGCCGACTTACGCCACGGCTCCGTTCAAGATCGTCACCACGCCGACCTTCTCGCCGTACGGCTCAGTCTCCGCAGCTGCAACGCTGCAGGCGCGCAGCCTGAACGTCACACTCGATCATGACGTCATCATGAAGAAGGCACGCTTCGTGATGAACGAAGTGCTCAGCCAGTACGATGCCAAGATCAGCGGCGGCGCGTATACCGTCTCCGACCCATACGGGCGCGTCTATGACGAAGCAGCGCCAGATGGTGCAGGCATGACGACGCGCAATGGCCCACGTCCCGAGACGCTCATCACCGTCACGCCAATGCCAAGGCGCACCCCGGGCAGCGTCCAGTGGAGCGACAAGATCACGGACTATGGCAAGAAATACTTCGGGACGAACACCTACCCGAACCGTGCCGCGCCGCAGCGCAGCATCACGTTCAGCGTGCGCGGGGCTGACCCGACGAACAATCCCTACGGCTTCGCCAACGGATACCGCCAGACGGGCCCGAGCACCTTCGTGCTGCAGAGTGGCTGGGAGGCTGGGCAGTACGTCGAGATCAACGACGCCACTACCATCGGCGGCAACAGCGTCAACATCCTTGGACTCGGCGGGCTCTACCGCATTGAGTCGCTGACCATGACGTTCGAGCCGGGCTCTATGATTCGCCAGTTCGACGTGACGTGTGAACGAGTACCACGCAATCCGTTGAAGAAGTTCTTGCAGGGGTAAGCCATGGTTGATAAGTTCGGCTCCGATCAGCAGCAGCTCGCCAACTCAGGCGGCAGCGTTATCTCGCAAGACAACGCCGTGCTCATCAACGGCGACAGCGACGGCGAAGACGCTCTACTCTTCGGGCCCGCTGCCCTAAGAGAGATTCAGGCGGGAGTTGCCAACGGCTCGTTCGCCATCCCGCCTTCGGACTCTGAGGCAACGATCACCGCCGACAACGCGCTGCCCTACTGGACGTTCACGGACGTCAACAGCGCAGGTGCGATCACCGCTGCTCTAGTCGCAGACACTGGCGCAGCATCAGGCTACGTGCTGCGTTTCAACGTCGCCAGCGGCACGCTGACTGGCAAGAGCGCAACGCTCACCCGCTTCGTGCCAGTCGCATCGTCGGCTTCCCGCTCCTTCTCCTTCTACGCTGAGGCAACCTTTGAGAGCGGCACAAATAGCACGCAGTCAACCGCTACCTTGAGCGGGGAGTTCTACAAGGGCGACTTGACGACGACAACGGGCAGCCCGATCACCTCAGACACCTACACCTTCAGCAACCTTATCGGCGCCACGGGAATCACCGCCCCGGACTTGTACGCCGTGGCACCAGACTTGACGACAATGACGGCGCCAGCCGACGCCGCCTTCTTGAAGTTGACCATCACCATTGCAACCGTGGCGACGCAGTCGGCAGCCCGCACCGTTGACTTGACTGAGGTGCGACTGACTCACGGGTTGCCAGAGTTGCTGATTACTGACAGGGATGACCCGACAACACCTCCCGCGATCATCAACGCATCTGGGGGCGAGTTGAACGTTCAGAGCGGCAACGGCGACTACTTGTATTTGAGCCCAACGACAACGATGACGGGCTCAACGAGCATCAGCCTGCTGAGCGGCGGAGCCATCGAACTGCAGGCAGACACGAACGTGAACCTAACTGCGCCAAGCGGAGTCAGCGTTAGTGGCAGCATCGGCTTTGACGGTGCGCTCTATGCGAGCTCAGCACTTACAGGGAGATACATCGACCTAGGCGGAACCAATAATCGCCAATGGACACACACAGGCGGTGGCTCGGCAGATGTTGCTGCATCTACCTCCACTACCGTCTCTGGCGTGTTGATCACGAAAGTGACTGTAGGTCAGCCGACCACTAACATCAACGGAACTGGAACGACAGATGCGTTCGCCGACTCGCTACGCAACGGCGGGATCGCAGTTGATACTACAAACAACCGTGGCTACTTCTACGCGAACGGCTGGAAGTATGCCGCGCTTACCACGCCATCCGACTCACGGCTGAAGACTGAGATCACCGAGATCAGCGGCGCACTCGACATGCTGCGCCAACTGATGCCCGTTGCGTTCAAGTGGAAGGCTCCAGACGCACACGGTCGCAGCGATGCAGTCGCCGACGACGGCACCCGGCTTGGGTTCATTGCTGATCAAGTCGCCACTACTGACTTCGCGCACTGGGTTGAGACGCTTGGCGTGGATGATCGTGAAGCGCATCTCGTTGATACGGCTGACGTTCTTTCCGTCAACATCCCCCAGAACGAGATGGAGGCTCTCGTCGTTCAGGCACTGCTCGACATTGACGCGCGTCTCAAGGCGCTGGAGGGCGCATGACGCGCAGCCAAGCCGAAGCAATCATTGAGCGACTAGACGCTCAGAGCGCGAAGATCGACAAGCTGCAGAGCCAGATTGACGAGATGCGGGGCGGGCTTGCCGTCCTTCGGGCACTGGGTGCCATGCTCGGAGTTGGGGGAATCGGCGCGCTGCTGGCGTGGCTGCAATCGCAGGGCAAGTAGTGCGCCGCGTACTCATCCCGCTGCTGGCTGCCTTCGTGCTGCTGCGTGCAGTGCCCGTCATCGCATCCGACTGGACTGCTGACATCACCTTCAACGGCAGCGTGCAGCTGTTAGACGGCGGCTTCGTCATCACTGGCCCCGACGCTGGCGTGGGCTCCAACACCGTCACCTACTCCACCACGGCTGACGCCGCTGGCACCATCACCTTCTTGTGGGCGTACAGCACCATTGACGGCGCATGGTATGACCGCCCGCAGTTCGTCATCAACGGCGTCACCACTGACCTGATGCAGCAAGGGCAGCAGGGCAACGGCAGCATCCAGTTGGACGTCATGCCGGGGGACGTCTACGGCTTCAGAGTGTGGGCGCTGGACACCTGCTGCGGCGCTGGTGTGTTGACGATCACTGACCCCAACTTCGTGCCAGCATCACCAGAGCCAAGCCCGCTCCCATCCGTGGAGCCAAGCATTGAGGTGCCAAGTGTTGAACCGTCCCCGCTCCCGAGCCCTGACCCGACTGCCACACCCGAGCCGTCGCCCGAGCCGACACCATCACCTGAGCCTTCGCCAACTCCTAGCGTTGAACCTAGCCCTGCTCCTACTCCTAGCCCTGAGCCTTCTCCTACGCCAACCGTAGAGCCGAGCCCTACGGCGACGCCCACGCCGACCCCTACACCTACCCCAGAATCCCCTTCACCTAGCCCCATCGTGGCGGAAACACCCCTCCCAGAGCCTTCTGAGGAGCCCTCACCAGTGCCTTCTCCTGAGCCTACGCCCAAGCCCACGGATGAGCCGCTGGTGATTGACCCCGGCGCTGCAGTTGGCGCAGCCGTTGAAGCCATCGGCGAAGCCGCTGCGTTCGTTGCCAATCTTGGACACGACTTGACCCCTGAAGAAAAGCAGAAGGCAGCGAGTACAATCGTCCCCGCAGTGATCGTCACGCAGCTCGCGCAGGCAGCCGTTGCGGCAGCCAGTGCAGCAGCGTCGGGCACGGCGTCGTCAGGAGGCTCACGAAGGAGCAAGCAATGAGACTCTTGAAAGACATCGCACTCGATCTTGCAGCATCTAGCTGGACGTGGCTTGGCATGACGGTGGCTTGGATCGTGCTTCCAGAATCTGGCACGCGCGACTTCGTCGGCATCAGCATCTTAGTGCTGCTGGGATTGTGGGCAGCGACAGGGCCCCTGCGTTGGGGCAAGGAGTAAACATGAGCGCGGCTGATCACATCGAAGAGATTCATGAGCAGGGCTGGACGAAGATCGTCACGGCTCCGGGCGAGTGGGTTGCACTGGTGCCCAACGACAACAACAGCGCCTACGGTGGCACGCTCTGGAAGCGCGCCGAAGACGGCAACGACTATGCCGAAGGCGCCACTGAGGGCTTCCCCGTCAGCGCCGCACTCGACCATGAAGCCGCTGGGCGAGCCGTCGCAGTGCTCATCAAGAAAGAACTGGGCGCGTGAAGTACCGCGTCAAGAGCCAACTCTACTCCGACGCTGAAGCCCAACTAAAGGGCGCCAAGCAGATTCTCGATGACTGCACATGGTCATCCTGCGCCGCAGCCGTAAGCTGGGCGAGCGGGTATGAGGTCGACTACAGCGCCGCCGACGGCGTCGCAGCCATGAAGAAAGTCACGGGGCGCAAGGACGTGCAGGGCAAGTCCGACAACGGCGGCAGTCTCGCCGAAGCCGTCAAGGTCATTGCGCACCTAGGCGGGAAGGCCCGCTACGCCAAGAGTTGGGAAGACGCCGTGACCGCCGCCAAGGCTGGCGCTGCCCTCATGGTGTGGGTGCAGCAGCCGATCGGCTACCCGCCCGAGATTCGCATCAGCGCGTGGCATGACCGCTGGGTGAAGTGGTGGACGAAGAACGCCCCTGAGAAGATCAAGGCGGGCTACGGTCACATGACGTCTGCAGGGTACGGTGAAGTTGACGGTGTTGAAACTTTCCAATGGTGCTGCCCAACTCGGGATGAGCGTGACCCAGCCGAGAAGTACGCCGTCCCAGTGACGGAGTCCCAACTGCACACCATTGTCAAGTCGAAGATGCGGGCGCGCAAGTTGACCGCTGACTTCAAGGCCCTGCTGATCGTCACCTACCCGAAGAAGGCAGCAGCCCCGGCTCCTGCGCCCGTCGCAGTACCCGAGCCAGTTGCAGCACCAGTCAACGCAGGGGCGCGCGTAGCAGTGGCAGCGGCGCCAGAAGTGGCACCTGAGCCAGCACGCGGGGTGCAACTCCCCGCCGCGTCCACCACTCCCGAGCCTAAGAAGCCCAGCGCCGTGGATGCCCAGCTTGAGGCTCTCGGCAAGGTAGACTTCGGAGCAGTGGCTGGGAGGGCGCTCAATGCTGCAAGTGGTGCAGCGGCTGCGGCTGCCAAGGTCAAAGGGGTACCAGCCAAGATGATGACGTTCTTGCAGTACATCAAAGACAACACGGGCATCGACGAAGCCCTCATTGAGTTCGTCCGAACCTTCGTCACGGTGAGCATCTCCGTGGCGCTCGGGCTCGGCATCCCGCTGCTTGACATCAACGGCGGCGACTTCCGCACCGTCGTATCCGCTGGCTTGGCGTCAGGGCTGCAGGTGCTGGTGAAGTATCTCGACCCGAAGAACACCGCCTTCGGAATCAAGGAGAAAAACTAGCCACACACCCCGCCAGACACTTGACACAAGTGCTGGTGTAGGCTGCGAGCAGGCACCCTTGCAGGTGCCGCAAGCAGTTGGAGGTGTTCACATGGACGGACTCGAAGAGCTCAGGGCGCTGAGCAAGCCACGCAAGGGGCCACCTTGCGGCATGACGACCGTGCACCTTGAGGGCAAGGACTGGGAGACGCTGCACGCAGGGCTCGCTGATCCCGCGATTACCGCCAAGGCGCTCAGCGCATGGCTTGAGAAGCGCGGCTTCACCGTGAGCTTCTGGACAATCGGAAGGCACCGCCGGGGCGAGTGCGCGTGCAACTCATGAGCGACGAGTTGCAGATGGAGCAGCGGCTCCAAGAAGTCACCGAAGCCCACAAGCGTGCACTCCGCCAACTGGCGAAGCGTGACGCTGCCCGTGAGGAGTTAGTGGCTGCCGTCTATCAGGCGGCGAAGGATGCCGCGCTGAGCATCACCATCCCGCCCGTGCCGAAGCCGAAGGCGTCAGGCAAGAAGGGCGAAGCCGAGACACTCGTCTGCCTAGTCGGGGACTGGCAGCTCGGCAAGTACTCGGAGACGTACAGCATCGAAGTGGCGAAGGCTCGCATCGAACTGCTGGCGCAGAAGATTCAGCGGCTGGTAGAACTGCACGGCACTCCCGTCAAGGAGATTGCCGTGGTGCTGCTCGGCGACTTCGTTGAGTCCGACGGCAACATCTTCCCGAGCCAAGCCTATGAAGTAGAGCGCGGCGGCTTGTACGTCCAAATCTTTGAGGGTGCTGGGATGCTCGCGCAGTTCGTGCGGGCCATGGCAGCACTCGCTCCGAAGGTCACGGTGCGTGGTGCGATCGGCAACCACGGGCGACTCGGGCGCTACGGCGACCACTCCAACGAGAGCAACGCTGACGCGATTCTCTATCGCATCGCAGCCGAGCACTTGAAGGGCGAGAAGCGCGTTGACTGGAAGGAGTCGCTCACACTGGGTGGGCGTCACTGGTACGACATGCTTGAGCTGCCGGGTGGGAAGACTGCCATGCTGGTGCACGGTGATCAGTTCAAGGGCGGCGCCTTCGGGCTTCCGTTCTACGCGATCGCCAAGCGCGCGCAGGGCTGGAATCTTTCAGTGCAGCCGTTCGACTTTCTCTTCTACGGGCACTGGCACACGCCAAGCCGACTGGTGCTGAGCGACGGTGCGCACACCTGCTGGGGCAACGCCAGCATTGAGAGCAGCAACCGCTACGCGCAGGAGTGGCTGGCAGCGTCTGGCACCCCTGCGCAGTGGGCGCTCTTCTTCGGCAAGGAGGGCCCGACCGCCGAGTATCTGGTGAGACTGGATGCCGCGAAAGCCTGAGACTGAGGTGAGCACCTGCCCCGTGTGTGGCGAGCTGGGGCAGGTGTACGCCTACGGGGAGCAGGTCGTCAACACGGGCGCCCACGGGGTGGACTGGGTGCTCTCTCAGGGGGTATGCAAGGGGTGCCTGAGCGTGGTGGTGCAGGCTGCCAAGGACGGCACCCTTGACTCCTTGGAGGGGGGTTGACGGGCTGAAACCGTTAGGTGTAGGATTACGAAGTCAGGCAAGACAGCCCCATGCGGGGCGACTGACAAGGAGGCAAAAATGGCAAAGGCACACAATGCGAAGGGCACCATCAAGGAGATCGCAGCGATCATCTCGAGCATCGCTGACGGTGCACTTCTCAACCCACACAGCAGCGAGCACGCCCGGGAGTTGATCATCATGAAGCTGGGCGTTGAGCGCGCACGATCCCACTATGAACTGACGGCGGCAGCCGTTCGTGGTTCGTACTGGTGCGCCAAGTATGACGACATGACGACCGCTGACCTGATCGTTGACGTGATGGGGGTGGGCAAGTGAGCAACGCTTTCTGGAATCTCTGCCCAGTATCGGCGCGCCACGGGTATCTGCGCGTGGTGAAGAACGAGCAGGGGGGCCTCATCGCCATCTGCCCCAAGTGCTACGTCCCAGTGAAGGGGCGCAAGAATCTTTTGGAGGTTTCAGCATGAACGCAGTCAAGGACTTTCTCGGGTTCACGCTATTCGTGGCGTGCATCTACATCGTGCTAGTCGTAGGGGGTGCATCGTGAGACTGAACCGCGCGAGTGATCCTAAGACGATCACCAGCTTCTACAAGCCGAAGGAGCGCATCGAAGCGCGCAAGCGCAGCGACGTCACCATCGTCGTCTGCATCGCCGTCATCATCGTGGTGGCGCTGGTAAGGGGGCTCTGATGATCGCCGACCTATGCAAGCCGGGGGACATCAGCGGGATCGGCAAGCACCGCCCCTGCGTTCGGGTGCTCATGTGTGGCAAGTGCGAGCGTCCACTTGTTGACAATGCGCCCGTGTGTGGGGAGTGCTCTTACTGCATCCGACTAGAAGAGCGCCGTCAGCGCAAGCCGCGCAAGACGGCAACGGGGCGCTGGTAATGCCGCTCTACGTCTTCGAGTGCTGGACGTGCTGCACCACTGAGGAGCGACTGCAGACGGGCTTTCAGCCAGTCTTTCCGCGCTGCGATGGATGCGGGGCGTGGATGCAGTTGCAGATCAGCCAGTCCAGCGTCCAGTTCAAGGGCGAAGGATGGGCCAAGGTAGACCGCAAGAAGGAGGGCAAGAAGTGACCAAATGGAAGTGCACTATCTGCTGGCGTCAGATGCAGACAGACGTCAAGCCGGGGCTGATTGAGCGGCTCTGCCCCGACTGCAAGGTCAGCCACTGGCAGAAGGTCGTTGCCATCTACCAGACGGGCGACACGGAGCGACTGGCAGAAGCCAAGAAGAAACTGAGCGCCGCAGTCACGGCGTTGAAGAAGACGCAGGAGGTCAAGTGAGCAAGAAGCACGAGTTCGTCAAGGCACCGCAGCGCAGCCCCGAGTGGCTGGAGTTGCGACGTCAGGGGCTGGGAGCGTCTGACATGGCGGCAGTGATGGGCGTCAGCCCGTACAAGACGCCCTACCAGCTCTGGGCTGAGAAGACTGGCGCAACGCCAGAGCAGAAAGTCGGAGCCGCTGCCAACCGTGGCGTCATCCTTGAGGATGCCGTGGCGCAGTACTACGAGCAGGAGCGTGGCGTGAAGTTGCGCAAGTCGAACGGCATCGTCCGACTGAAGGCGCAGCCCCGGATCATGGCGTCGCTGGATCGCACCATCGTCGGCGAGCCGAAGGGCATCGTTGAGATCAAGACGTCGGCAAGCCCACGCTGGAGCATGTGGCCCGTGCCGCCTGAGGTCACGATCCAAGTGCAGACTCAGATGGGCGTCGTTGGCGCTGAGTGGTGCGACGTCGTCGCCCTGCTCGGCGGGCTGGTGTTCAAGATTGAGCGGGTGCAGTTTGACCCGATGCTCTGGGCTGAGATTCAGCGCAGCGCCGTGGAGTTCTTGGCAGCCGTAGACTCGAAGACGCCGCCGCAGTTGGAGGCGCTAGACGCTCAAGCCTTCGCCATCGCCACGCCGCAGGGCTCGCAGGAGTTCGTGGAGGCGACGCCTGACTTGGAGCGCGTCTACGCCCAACTCCGTGAGGTGAACACTGAGCTGCACTTCTTGGAGCAGAAGAAGGGCTCGCTCGAGATCATCATCAAGGAGGCGATCGGCGAGAAGGCGGGGCTGGCTGGCAACGGCTGGACGGTGTACTGGAAGCAGGCACGCCCGTCAGAAGTCACGGACTGGAAGATGGTGGCGCAGGCATCAGGTGCCCTGCAGTCAGTGATCACCACCTACACGGACGTGAAGCCCGGCTCGCGCCGCTTCATCATCAACGACGGAGGGCTCCATGACTGAGCAAACAATCATCCTTGACCCGTACGAGTGGGCACACGCCAAGCAGGTCGGCACGGCGCGTGACGAATCCAGCAAGGCGAAGGGGCAGCAGGGGCGAGCAGGTCAGTCACCTGACCGCAGCCTGCAGAATCACATTGACGGCGCAGCTGCTGAACTGGCAGTATGCATCGCTCTCGACTTGCCATGGTCGGCAAACATTGACACCTATCTGAACGAGCCCGACGTGGAGGTGCCGTGGCTCGGCGGAGTTGAGGTGAAGTGGACGTCGGGCATTGGGCTCATCGTCCGCAACGAAGGGCGTCACGAGACTCATGTGCTGGTGACTGGCAACGGGCCAGTCAAGCGCATCGTGGGATGGCTGGACGTCGCAGGGTTGGAAGCCCTGAAGGCAAGTCCGAAGACTGACTTCGGCAACGGTCGGGCGCCACAATGGCTGAAGCCGATCGAAGAACTGAACGACTGGGGACTCTTCCCCAAGAAGGAGCAAGCATGAACAAGCACTCGGAGATTCTCGCCGCGCTATCGGCACCCTTCCCGCCTGAGGTGATCCGTCACCGCACTGGTGCCGGGGGCAAGGACTTGACATGGGTGGACGCCCGCACCGTCGCAGCTCGGCTGGATGAGGTGCTCGGCGTCAATGGCTGGGACTTCGCCGTTGAGCCAGTCGGCGACACGAACACGGTGGTCGGAATCCTGACCTGCCGCTTCCCCGACGGCACCGTTGCCCGTCGTCAAGACTTCGGCTATGAGACTGGGGGCTCGGGTGAGTCGCTCAAGGAGGCAGCCTCAGACGCCCTTAGGCGCTGCGCTTCACTCTTTGGGGTGGCTCGGTACCTTTACGGCGGCGAACGCCCCGCAGCGGGGCGCGTTGCCCTGCCTCCGTTGAAAGCAATGAGCCTGCCTCAGACTCCAGCGCCAGCCCAGCAGGGGCATGACACGATGGTGCTGAAGGCAGCCATGGCAATGTTCGGCGCTGACAACTGCCCTGACCATGGGCAGCCGTGGACGCTCAAGCCGGGTGGCGTATCCAAGGCGAGCGGCAAGCCGTACGCGCCCTTTTGGGCATGCTCAGGTCGAACGGACGGGGCCTTCTGCAAGAAGAAGCCGAGCATCGACTTCATCAACTCGCAGGCTGCGCCAGTTGGCGAGCCAGTCCGAGCCGAAGAAGACCTCAGCGAGTTGCCGTTCTAAGTCATCACATGGGGGCGGGCTCTGGACGGCTCGCCCCCGCCAGCATCGGAGGATCACATGGGACTTTGGATCAAGTGGGACGTGTTGAGCGAGAAGGATGACGTGATTGCTGAACTCAGCGACACCGCCTTCAGGGCGTTCATCAACACCATCGGCGAAGCCAAGCAGCTGCGCAACGGTGGTCGGTTCAAGAGTGAGAAGCACCTGCGCCAGTGCATCGGGCCCCGGCTCGGGCGAGCCATCCCAGCATTGTTGAAAAGTGGGCTGCTGATGCTAGATGGAGACGGTGCCGTGCATGTCTCGAACTACTCTCGCTATCAGGTGGACGCTACGTCGAACGTGCGCCAAAAGAACTGGAGGGAGCGAGCACGCTCAGAATCGGGGGGGATAACGGAAACGATACACGCTAGAGAAGAGAAGAGAGAGAGAGAGAATAAGAAACCCCCCACCCCCTTACAGGCGGGAGAAATCTTGAGGAGAATCGTAGGATGAGAAACGTAGCCTTCATTGGCAAAGCAGGCACTGGCAAGACGACCCTGAGCCAGATGCTCTCGGAGCATCACGGCTTTGAGGTCACCAGCATCGCAGCGCCGATTCGTGAAATCGCCGTCATGGCGTATGGCAAGTTCGATAAGAGCATGCGATACCCCCAGCAGACGCTGGGGCTCTCTCGGCTTCTGACTGGGCGTGAGCTGCTGCAGGAGATTGGCGCTGCTCTGAGAGAGATGGACTCACTCTTCTGGATGAGGGTGTGGCTTCTTCGGACGAAGCGTGGCGCTGATGACGGCACCCTTGACCCGATCACGTTCGTGGTGGACGACGTCAGGCTGGACGCTGAGCGGGCCTTCATCCGCGCGTGGTACCCCGACACGCTCTTCGTGCGGCTGGTGCGTCCCCCGGTGGGCGACCTGCAGCCGTGGCAGCATGACGTGACAGAGCGACAGGCTGGCGACATGGAGGCAGAGTTAGTTCTTGACACGGAAGCCCTCAGTCCGTCAGAGTGCATCGCAGCCGTCCTTGAAGCGGCACGCATGGAGGTTCAAGCATGAGCGAACTGAGCGAACTGGAAACCATGGCGGAGATGGTGGGCTTCCGCTACGCCAACTGCAGCATCGACACGGAGACCCGCAAGGTCACCCTGCAGTGCGAAGACCATGACGGTCAGACGTTGACCGTTGAAGCCGACACCCTCAGCAACGCAATGAGCGCCATGA